TTAATAAAATTCTATCTCTTTTATTTCAATGGAATGCCTATTCTTAAGCTCTACATACTCTATGTCTATAGATTTAATAGCCATTTTAATAAAGTCGGCTTTATCTTCTAACGAGAATATATTCCATGATTCCAACAATACATTTTTAAAACTTTTTATCTTATCTATATCTAGTATTTTTCTGGGTACTAATTCTTTTTGTTTTTCATATTCTGCGATTGTTTCGTCTGTTTCTTTAATCAATTCAAATAATTCTTCTTCTTGCATTAACCCTTTAGCATATAATTTATGATACCTTTTACGTTGTTCCATAATTTTATCTATATCAATAGTAACAACATCATCGTTTTGTTTTGTCTTTACTTTGTATTTGTCTAAATCTAATTCAGATAGGTAGTCACGAAACACTCTCAATGCTTCATTCTCTGAAAAACCGAAACTCTCCTTTTTAGCTTTACATGTGTTGCAATAATACGTTTTATAGGTAACATAACCTTTCTTTCTCTTTCTTGTCACTGTATTCAGTGTTAATGTGCCACCACATCTCGGACAAATAAATTTACCTCTGAATACTGATACGTGACTGACTATTTTAGTATTGATCCGTTCTTCTAATCTTTCTTTTATTTGTTGATACATTTCTTCGGTAATAATAGGCTCGTGAGAGTTTTCTATAAATACATCTCCCCAAGTATAATGACCTCTTGTTATAGGACTTCTTAACGCTCTTGTTATTGTTCTATCTTCCCACCTTTTACCATTAGGAGGTGGTATATCTGAATCATTTAATTTTCGAGCTATACCTTTTGAGCTAACACCTTTCAAAACTTCATCGTATGCCCACAAAACTACTTTTTTATAATCATTAGGAATGTAAGTATTATCTACACGGTCATAATAAAAGGGTGGTGGTGTAAGTATCATGCCTTGTTTGATCGCTGCGCGTTTACCCATCATAACACGCTCTCTAATGGTTTCTCTTTCCCACTCTGCCATAGCGCCAACTAACGTAACAAACAGTCTACCCATAGCTGTAGATGTATCATAAACTTCAGTAGCACTTCTGAACGCCACATTATTCTGTTCAAATATCTCTAGTAAGTCCAATAAGTCACGTACATTACGTGTAAGCCTATCTAACTTATACACTAAAACTAAATCAAACCGTTTAATATCGTTCATCATTCGTTTTAATTCTGGTCGCTCACGTTTAGCACCAGAGAAACCAGCGTCTATAAATACATCTGAAATGCTCCAGTCATTTATCTCACAAAATGATTTGAGCTTCCTTTCTTGTTCTTCAATAGAATAACCGTGCTCTTTTTGTTCTAATGTACTGACCTGACACGAACGTAAATAGCTACGTTCATAATTCATCACCTCCCTAAAAAAGTAAAAAAAATAATAAGGGTAGACATGCTACCCATATAAATTTATTTAATTATTTTTTGGTGGCGTATCTGTTCCGAAAATTGAGGGGTGGCCACCAGAATGGTCTTGTGGTACTTGTTCCATTTGTGATTCATCGTGAGTAGTTGGTTTTGTTTTGTTCCATTCATCTATTTGTGAAGGTGTCATATATCCATTATCTTGTTGTTTATTGCTTTGGTTAGTGTTTGTCTGAGATTGACTTACTTGTTGTTTTCTCTCGTAAGATTGATTTGTTGATGATTGTGCTTGTTTCATTTGAGGATTTTCATTATTTCCGTTATTATCTTGTGGTTTTGGATTATCGCTTTTAAATGTATTTTCTGATTCGTTATTCGCAACATCTTTACTATCTTCTTTTGAACTACTAGCAGAATCGTTTATAATATCATCTGCCGCAGAATAATCTACGGACTTTAGTTTGCTAATATCTATTTTCTTGATACCCAGTTTTTTACCCTCTGTGCCTTTAGTAGCTTTAAGTGTCACTTGCTTATCATTTTCTAATTCATAAGTAATAATACCTTTAGCAGTTTTACCTTTCTTAATTACATCATTGTTGTGTTTGTCCCATTCTTCGAATTTACCAGTATTAGGTGTTGGACCAACTTCAAGTTTACTTTCAGTATTTTCGCTATCTTGTGTAGTCTCTATCGACGCTATCCAAACATTCATTGGTGTGATTTGTTCGTTCCCGTCTTTGCTTTTAACTTCGTATTTAAAAGCTAATAGTTTCTTACCATTATCCGAATCCTTATCATTAACTAAAAATGTATCTTTTATTTTTAATACAGCTTGATCCAGGACTAAAGTATCGTTAGTGAATTGCACTTTGTTTTCATCAACGGAAGTCGTTTTTTTCGAATTGCTATCATTGTTACTACATGCGCCTAAAACTAAGAAACAAGATAATAAAATAAATAAAACCTTTTTCATTCTACATTTCTCCTTTGTTTATATTTCTTTATATTTAAAAACTCTCAACGGATCAAATGTAATTAAGTATTCTCCGTAGTGAGTTCCAATACCATATTTATTTTTGTAATGTTTCAATATTTCTAATACGTGTTCTTCGCTTAATTGAACATACTGCGCTAGTTCGTATAAGTTACTTACACCGTAATGATGTGCTTCTACGATAATACGTATGGGCAACGCCGCCTCGTATCCATGACGTCTTGCATAGTTTTCGAACTTACGATTAATCCATTTGGACTGGTCTAAAATATTCCCATATGTAAGTTTATGGTGTGCCAGTTCTTCGTAGAGAACTTTTATTTTTTCTTTTTCGGACAAGTCACTTTTTATATAAACAGTTCCGTTCATATAAAATCCCGATTGGAAAGATGGTAGTTTGTTAGTTTCTTTAATTTCTACCATATCATTATCTATACAAATTTCTTCATATAACCCCATAAAAACACCCTTTATTTGTCTCTATTCTTAACCCACTCAATAAACTTATTGACTTCTTCGATTTCTTCTTCTGTTAGACCCTCTTTGTCAAAATGAGCAGCCATAGTGTCTTGTTGTCTTGTTTGTTCACTTCCATTAAATCCAAGTAAATACTCTGTACTAATATGGAGTGCGTTCGCAAAATCTTCCGCACGGTTTAACGGAAATTCTCTTGTTAAATTCAAGTAACGTGATACAGCAGATTTGGCCATTCCTACACGACGAGCTAATTCACTAAGTGACATGTTTTGTTCTTTTAATGTTGTTTTAATTATTGTGATTATTTCATCATTTGTTCTCATTTTTAGTATCTCCTGAATAGTTAATTTGTTCTTACTAGTGAACAATATAATTATAACACCGTTCCCAAATGAATACAATATATAGGTAGAAAAACTTTTTTTGAATCTTTTAAAGTAAAAAGTGTTGACTAACGGGAACAATGCATGTTAAGTTATATACAGTTCTCAAAAGAGAACGAACGGAGGTGACAACATGGTACTTAACTTAAAAAGATTGAGAGCAGAAAGAATAGCTTGTGGAATAACGCAAGATGAGATGGCACACAAGATGGGGTGGAAAACAAGAACTCCATATGCAAAAAGAGAAAATGGGATTGTAGATATTGGAGCGAATGAGTTTATTAAAATGGCTAAGATATTAGGCTATGAAACAAATAATTTAGATATTTTTTTTACTCATGATGTTCCCGAAAAAGAACGACAAACAACTTAAAGGAGGACTAATAAATGCAAGATTTACAAATTTTCAATTTTGAAGAATTACCAGTAAGGACGTTAACAGTAAATGAGGAACCATTTTTCGTCGGTAAAGATGTAGCGGAAATCTTGGGCTACTCAAACACGAGAGACGCATTATATAGACACGTTGACGGTGAAGATAAGGACGTCGTGAAACTCGACACCCTTGGTGGTAAACAAAGTCAAACTATTATTAACGAATCTGGCTTATACAGCTTAATATTCTCATCAAAATTAGAATCAGCTAAACGTTTCAAGCGTTGGGTAACATCTGAAGTTTTACCAGCTATTCGAAAACATGGACTGTATGCAACAGATAACGTAATCAAAAACACATTAAATAACCCAGATTACATTATCAACGTACTCACAGAATATAAGAAAGAAAAAGAACATAATTTAGTTCTCGAACAACAAGTTAAGGAGAACAAACCTAAAGTACTATTCGCAGATTCAGTTGCTGGTAGCGATAATTCAATACTCGTAGGAGAATTAGCGAAATTACTTAAACAAAACGGTGTTGATGTTGGGCAAAACAGATTATTCAAATGGTTAAGAAACAACGGTTACTTAATTAAAAAGAGTGGAGAAAGCTATAACTTACCAACTCAAAAAAGTATGGATTTAGAAATATTAGATATAAAGAAACGTGTAATTAACAATCCTGATGGATCTAGCAAAATTACACGTACACCTAAAGTAACAGGTAAAGGCCAACAATACTTTATCAATAAATTTTTAACAGAACCACAAACAAATTAAAGGAGCGAATAAAATGAAAAGCTTAAAAATTCAATACGGAGTACCTGAAGCATCAAAAATCAAAAGTGCAGTAAATGAAATTGAAGAAGCTATCGAAGATTTAAATTATGACGCAATCGATATAGAGATAGGTATAGCGCCTAAACCAATTATCGAATTCGATGAAGAAGAGGAGGACTAATATGCCACCACACATTCAACAAATGTTATTTGATTTCGCATTAGAGAGAGGATATATCGAAAAACTTTTAAAAATGAAAGAAGAGGATGATAAATGAAGTACTTACTTAGCTATATGACTATGTTTATCGCAATGATCATCACATTACTTTTAGGAGGTGGTTTCACAACAGTATTAGGAATTGCGATGTTAACGCTAATCTTTAGCACATTCTTCTGGGAAAAGTGGCTTGAGATAACAAAAAAGACTGAAACTTGCGCCAACAAGTAACAGTCGAAATCGAAAGAATTACAAACATTACATGCTTATTATAGCACAGGAGGAAAGAAATGGAAGAGGTAATTACAGTCAAGTTGACTAGAGAAGAATACTCTCAACTAATCAAAAGCCAAATAGATTTAGATTTCTTGCGAAGTGACTACGACTTTTTAAATAAACGTTACGAAGATATATGCGATAAATATTTTGAACTTAGAAAAGATTTCAGAAAAGCTATAGAATCGTGCGAAACACAAAGTGAAACAATCAAAGTCATGGAAAGAACAATCGATATATTGCGTAAAGGAGTGATTGGGATTGAAAGAAACAGTGACATACCTAATTAAATTGAAAGACGCTCCTTTCGACCTGTATATCACTAATAAACCTAACAACGAAGAAGATACTTCTTATTCAAGAGATAGACGGAGAGCAAGAGAATTTGCAGGACTAGAAGATGTGAGTATCGACATGACTAAGCACAGAGCAATTAAAAAGAAAGTAACTGAAACAACTGAATATGAGGAGGTTGAGTATGACTGAACAACTTAATTTATATCAAAAAATAGCAGATGTTAAGGCAAATATTGATGGCTTTACCAAAGACACTAAAGGTTACAACTATTCATATGTGAGCGGATCGCAAGTACTTCACAGAATCAGAAACAAAATGATTGAACACAACTTGTTATTGGTGCCTTACACAGAGCATGAAGAAGTCACTGAAACTAAAAATGCAAAAGGTAAGCCGGAACACATCGTTAAATTAAAACTCACATATAAATGGATTAACGCAGATAACCCTCAAGAAGTGTTGGAGGTTCCTTTCTTTGCAGTAGGACAACAAGACGACGTATCTAAAGCGCACGGAACAGCACTCACATACGCAGAGCGTTATTTCTTAATGAAATTCTTCAATATTCCGACTGACGAAGATGACGCAGACGCAAAACAAAAGCAAGAAAAGTACAACAAAGTAAGTAGTCAAACAGTCGGCGTTCTAAAAGAAGAAATACTTAAATTTGTCGACTTGATGAAATCGTTAGGAAAAGAAGTATCTCAACAACAAGCAGAACAAACTTTTGGCATACAAAACTATTCGTCAATGTCAGAACAACAAGCAATCAATACAATCAACAAAATTCAAACAATGGCTAAAAAATATACGGAGGCGAAATAATGACTAACTTAACAATTTTGACAGGACGTATCACTAAAGATTTAGAACTTAAACAAGCAGGACAAACACAAGTAACTAACTTCTCTATGGCAGTGGACAATCCATTCAAAAAAGATGACACATCATTCTTTGACATCGTAGCGTTTGGCAAAACTGCCCAACTATTAAACGACTATTGCGGTAAGGGAAGCAAAGTTTTAATCGAAGGCAACTTGAAGCAAGACCGTTTCCAAGATAAAGAAGGTAACAATCGTTCAGTAGTACGAGTGATTGCAAATAGAATTGAATTCTTAGATAGCAAAGGTAGTAACCAGCAAAACAATCAACCTCAACAACAAAGAGGACAAGCGCCAGCAGGCAATAACCCGTTTGCAAATGATAATGGTATCAATGATATTTCGGAATCGGAGCTTCCTTTCTGATTGGACTGATTAGATGGTAGTAATAAAAAACTACATTACAGAAGATGACGGTACAACGACTGTAGTCATCAAAGGAGTAGAACTAGATAACAAAACATCATTGCTTTTAGACAACGGTTACGAAGTAGAAGCAGATGTAAGAGTTGTAGATCCATTCAAGATTACAGATAAGCAGCGTAGAAAAGTATTTGCTCTCTGTAACGACATAGAAGCTTACACAGGACAACCACGCGACTATATGAGGTATTTGTTCATGGATTACGTAGAAGTTCTCTATGGCTATGAAAAACGTCTCTCATTGAGTGATTGCACAAGAGAACAAGCTAAACAAGTTATAGAAGTTATTCTCGACTGGGTGTTTCACAACGATATACCACTTAATTATAAGACGAGTGACTTACTCAAAAATGATAAAGCATTTCTATATTGGTCAACAGTCAATCGTAACTGTGTTATCTGTGGTAAACCACATTCCGACTTAGCACATAGATTTGCGGTAGGACGTGGCAGAGATAGAACGAAGATTAATCATTTCGGAAATCAAGTGTTAGCTCTATGTAGATCTCATCACAACGAACAGCATCAAATAGGCATGGACGCATTTAATAACAAATATCACTTAACAGACAGTTGGGTGTCTGTGGATGAACGACTAAACAAAATGCTGAAAGGAGTGAGAGATGATTGAAAGAACAACCTAACTATTACTCAATCATTCCAGCACACGTTAGATATGATAAAGAGTTAAAACCAATGGAAGTTATTATGTATGGCGAATTAACTGCTTTGTCCAATAAATACGGATATTCATATGCTAGTAATAACTACTTTGCAGAACTATATAACGTTCATAAAAAAACTGTATCTACTTGGATAAGCAACTTAAAAGAAAAAGGATATATCGACACAGTGGTTATTAGAGATGAAAACATGACTGTAACTGAACGAAGAATTTATATTACAGCACCCTATCCGTCAAATCATGGAGAGGGGTATCCACAAAAAAGTGGAGACCCTATCCATAAAAAGACGGAAGAGAATAATACAAGAATTAATAATACAAGAATAAATAGAGACAGTGACGAGACATCAAAATCATTTCAATATATTAGTAATAACTTAGAAATCATACAAAGTCCATTAAAAGCACAACAACTAGAAGAAGCTATAAAGGATTTTAAAGATAATAAACTAGAGATCGTTACTGTAGCTACTGATTACTGCAGAGAAAATAGCAAAGGTGTTAACTACCTTATCAAAGTATTAGAAAACTGGAATAAAGACGGTGTCAATACTAAAGAGAAAGCAATATCTAAAATTAAACCTAGAAACAATAAAGAAGATGATTACCTAGCTAAGAAGAAACAGGAACTATTAGGAGGTTAGACATTATGTCAATGACTGAACTAGAGGCAATTGAAATATTAGAGTTAATAAATAATGTCTACGATATGAAATTCAATAAAATTAAGTACAACCTTTGGGTAGAACAACTCACACAATATGGGGATTTCGACAGAACACTACACAAAACAAAGAAATATGTTAGAGAAAGTCGTTATAAACCTACGATTGCACAAATTATTGATCGCAAACCACCAGAAATGAAAAGCGCAGTGATACCAGAAGAACAAACTGATAAATATAGAATGCAACACGATAAAGAGTTTAGAGAGAGAAGGCAACAATTAAGAAAACAATGGCAAAAGATGAAAGAGGATTGGGGGTTAGATGATGAGTATTGATGTGTTGAGTACCGAAGAATCTATTATATCTAACCTCATGCGTAACCCAGAGTTACTAAGTAAATTCAGATTGAAACCTGAAATGTTTACTGATGAAAAATTAAGAGTGTTCATTGAGTATGCACTAGAGCAAGGGAAGGTCGATGTAAACCAGATCTACTTTAAAAGTCGTGATGATAATGAATTTATATCTACTGACCGATTAGGTCGTTTATACAACTCAGATGGCACTGACAAGGCGTTTTTTATGGACGACCAATTGAACCTATTACAAGAATACGTTTTGTCACAAGCTCGTGAGAAGCTGACAGAGTATCAATCAATGCCGAATAAAGAAAATTTTAATTATTTGGTAGAGGAATTAGAGAAATTAAAAGGTATGACAATAAAAAAAGCAGACGCTACTGATAGTTTTCTAGCTGAAGTTGTAGAAAATATTCTATCTGATGAACCAAAACAATTTATTAAAACTGGTATTGCTTCTATAGATAACAAAATCATTGGTTTTGAACCAGGTCAGTTGAATGTATTAGGTGCAAGACCTTCGTTAGGTAAAACTTCTCTTGCATTAACAATGATGTGGAATATCGCGCAGCGTGGATATCCTACAACGTTCTTTAGTTTAGAAACTGGAGGTAACAATATCGTTGAGAGATTAGTTGCAACAATAACAAATATTCCACTATCTAAAATTAAGCAAGGCAACGGATTAAATGATGATGAAGTTTCATCGGTAATGTCTGCTATAGATCAAATTAAAAAATGTAATTCTTTAAAGATTGAGGACCAAGCACAAATGACACCACAAGACGTTCGAGAAGTTGCTTCACAGAAAGCAGATAAGCCTCACGTTATATTTATTGATTATCTTACACTCATGCAATCAGATGTACCTCAACGTGATAGACGATTAGAAGTTGAAAAGATTTCTCGTGATTTAAAAATTATAGCTAAAGAAACAGGTTGTATCATTATCGCACTATCTCAATTAAGTAGAGGTGTAGAAAGTCGTAGTGATAAGCGTCCGATGATGTCTGATTTAAGAGAAGCAGGAGGAATTGAGCAAGACGCGAATATGATTTTCTTCTTATACCGTGACGATTATTACGACCAAGACCAACAAGACAACATTACAGGCAAGTCGGAAATTGAATTCATTATTTCTAAAAATAAAGACGGAGAAACAGGGGTGGCACACCTTGATTTCTACAAGAAAACGCAGAGGTTTTATGGATGAAAGTTTATGAGTATCAGCAACTTTTAGGTTTTATGTATCGAGAGGATTATAAAGAGGATCCAATCATAGCCAAAATATTAATCGAGTCTGGGTGGGCAATTAATAGGTTGCTTGACGCCGGCACCATTAAACCTTTTGACGATTACGAAAGCGTTAAAGAATTAATCATGAATGAAACGAAGTGGAGGCAACCAGATGGGACTTATCGACGGACTTAAAAAGCAATACACGTTATATCAGATTGACGGTTGGAAGATGTGCAGTGTAACGCCGTTAGGAGAAGATACATTCAAACTAGGTAACTATGCAGGCATACACTTTAGAAACACATTCTCAGGAACAGTAACGAAAGATGAACTAGAAAAACTGAAACGCAAACATAAGCTTTTCAGAAAAGAAGAATTGCAACAACAGATGACAATTAATGAATTATTATTTTGAGGTGGAACTTTGAGTAAATACAATTCTAAAAAAGTTGAATATAAAGGTGTCGTGTTCGATAGCAAAATTGAATGTGACTACTACCAATATTTAGAACGTAACTTAGGTAAGGGATATGACCATATAGAGTTGCAACCTAAGTACGAATTACAACCTAAATTTGAAAATTTCAGATCTATTAACTATGTAGCAGATTTTGCTTTATGGAAAGATGGCAAGCTAATCGAAGTGATAGATGTAAAAGGTATGCCTACTCCAGAAGCCAAAATAAAATCAAAGATATTTAGATATCAAAACAGAGAAGTACCACTCACGTGGATATGTAAAGCGCCTAAATACACAGGTCAAGAGTGGATAACGTATGAAGAACTAATCAAGGTACGCAAAAAACGTAAGAAGGAGAAGATGAAGGATGGTAAAGATTAAAAAGAAAGTTGAAATGACATTACCAGAATTGATTGAGTGGGCTTGGAAGAATGGTGTTAAAGAAAAAGCATTTTATAGCAATATTGACAGAGGTTCTGTGTATTTTGACATGGTGCAAACAGTGTCGATAGAGTATTCAATCGTTGTAGATGAAACTTTCACAGTAGAAGTTGAAGAAGAAGTTACGGAAGAAACAAAGATACCAGAAATGTTGGAAATATTTGTAAATGGTGGTGGAGTTAAACGGGTTGAAAAATCTATCAATGAACTAAAAGATGATTTTAGCAAAGAATTTTGGTTGAAAGATGGAGATACAATGACACTCATCTGGAAAGATGGCGAATTAGTAGGTGATGAGTAATGGCTAACAGAGAAGAAACAATCACAGTCGAAGCAACAATGAAAGTTAGATGTAAGTATCCAGTATGGATAAACAATCATATTACGAGAGATGAAGAAAAAGAGCGGATTTTAGATTTAATCAGTAAGAACCCTGACAAAGAGTTGATGAGCGAAGATTTTAAACTAGTTGAATTAATAGAGGTGGAATAAATGGAAGCAACAAAAATGAGAGTTAAAAATAAATACTTCTCTATTACACCTGATGTAGTAGAGAAAATGAAAGAAGCAGATATCAATTCCGATATCTTAAGACAAAGATTAGCTTCTGGTTGGAAGTTTGAAGATGCAATAGAAGCGCCTATCGGAGTAAGACGTAGTGAGTGGGATAGTTTAAAACCTAAAGATGGCGAAATTGCTAGTTATAAAGAAAGAATGAAACAACGTAGATTACAAGAGTTGAAACGTAAGAAACCACATTTATTCACAGTGCCTCAAAAACACCCTCGTGGTGAATGGTGCAAGCATCTTATGGAGAATGACATATTCCCTAGAAAGGTGGTTAGATCATGAGCATTAAAGATTTGATTATAGGCGATAGAATCAGAATCCAAGAAGTTAACGGTGTTGAAATTACAGTGCAAATAAAAAATGTTTATCGTTTAGTTCAGTCAAGTCTTGATATAGATAAATGGGTTGCTGATGTAGAAGCAATTGACGGGAGAACTTGGACCATTGATGATAGTTATGATTTTTACTCATTACCTAATGGAAATGAAGAAACTAAAAAGACTTTAGATGACAAGGTTAACCACCCGTCACATTACTCGTATGGAGATATAGAAATCATAGACTTCATAGAGCAGGTCACTAAAGATTACAAACCAGAATTATCATTTGCGATTGGTAATGCAATTAAGTATATCAGTCGAGCTAATCGTAAGAACGGAAAAGAAGATTTAGACAAAGCACGTTGGTATCTAAACAGAGCATTTGAGAAGTGGGAGGGTTAATGAAATGAGAAACACATTGACAGATTTAAACAATCATTTATTTGCACAATTAGAAAGATTAAGCGATGAAGATTTAAAAGGCGAAGAATTAAAAGAGGAGTTACAAAGATCTAGTGCAGTTTCTAAAGTAGCTCAAAATATCATTAATAATGGCAGTTTAGTGCTGCAAGCACAAAAGTTTAAAGATGAAAAATTAGATGCAGAATCAGAAATCCCTAAGTTGTTAGGAGAGTAATAGCCATGAGACATGTATGGACTGATGAGCATGAAAAATATATTCGAAATAACATCAAAGGTAAAACTAAGAAAGAAATGACGGAAATGTTTAATAAGGAGTTTGGCACTGATGTTACTACAGATAAAATGAAAGGTTTTTGTTCGAGAAAAAGGATAAGAAGTGGGGTTGATTGTAAGTTTAAAAAAGGTGTGCCTTCTTGGAACAAAGGTAAAAGCTTTCCGTCCAGAGGTAGAAGCGCTGAAACTCAATTTAAGAAAGGACAAGTGCCCGATAACACATTTCCTTTAGGAACGATAAAAACCACTACTGACGGTTATAAGTTTATAAAAATCAAAAAACGAGGTTCTAAAAACGAATGCTGGAAACAATACACACATTATTTATGGGAACAAAAGCACGGACCTGTGCCCAAAGGATATTGTTTAATACATTTGAATCAAAACAGGTCAGACTGTAGCGAAGAAAATATAGCATTGGTAAGTCGTAAAGAATTAGTACGTATTAACAAACTTAATTTAACTTCAACTGATCGTAACTTAACTAAAGCAGGAATCAACTTTGTTAAATTATTAAACAAACAAAAAGAAGTTAAGGACAAAATAAATGCTACTAAGTGATACGGTATCTCAACGATACAGATACAACACACAAGGCAAGACACCTACAGAGATACAACAGGAGTTACGACAGCTAGGTGTTAAAGGCTTTGTGGTTAAGATAGCAGGAAACAGAGTGACGATGAAAGTTAGTGAAAACGATATTAAAAAGAACAGGGAGTGTATAAGGAATGGCAACAGATAAACAAGTTGAATACGTTTGTAGTTTGCAAGGACAAACGTCACTTACCGATTATAGTCGTAAAGAAATAAAAGCTATGACGCATAAAGAAGTAAGCAATTTAATAAGTGAATTACAAGATGACATATTATATAACGAGTTAATGAGTTACGGATTACCTAATCAATAAATAAGGAGTGCATTATGAATGGTTAAAATTAAAGTGACAAAGGAATTTGATTTTGCAGAGTTAATAAATCATATCAAAAACACAAGTTATCAACCTAAAGAATATTTAGCGAAAGACGGATCAACAAAGGTTATCGTTGGTAGTTTAGGAAGTATTACGTTTGATAATAAAAATTTTATATACCCTGAAACTAATTTTCGTATAGAAGTCGAAAAAGAAGTTACAGAAAAAACTGAAATTGATAATTTAGTAGAAATAGTTATTATTGATAAAAATATACCACACACTTCAGTTTTCTATAACACTAGCATAAACGAAAGATTGTCTATTACCAGATATAGACCGCAAGTTTTCTATATGTTGAATGATGATTCAACTATAACTCGAATATGGGAAAACGGAAAATTAGTAGATTAAGGAGTGTTTACGATAGACATCAACAACTTATACACATACAAAGCAACATGCACCAATGTTGTTGACGGGGATACGATAGATATTTTACTGGACTGTGGCTTTGATACCTATGCTAAACGTCGTGTACGTTTGCTAGGTGTCGATACGCCAGAGAGAGGACAAGAGAATTATAAAGAGGCAACAGCATTAACTAGATCATGTGTAGAAAATAAAGATATATACGTTCAGACATACAAGAGCGATGTGTTTGGTAGATATCTCGCTAATGTATGGTACGAGGACGGGAAATATTGCTTAAACGATGAGTTAAGAAATGCAGGGCTATTGAAAGAAAATTCGAAATGGAATGAGGACGAGTAAATGGCGGAAGTCAAGTTATCACAAGAAAGTTATGATGAGTTGTTAGCATATATAACAACACTGAGAGCGCAAGCAGATGTTTACTTTGAAAAATGGCAAGATGCGAAAAGAAAGGCAGAGGCGTGGGATAAGTTAAAGGAATACGTATTAGACAGAAATGAGGTCTTTAGTGATAGAAAAGATTGTGCACAAAGTCCACAACAATTTGAACACTTTGAAAGCTTATTAACTGCATTTAAAGTTATAAAAACTAAAATGAACGATTTGGAGCGTGGTAGTGATGGATGAATTAGATATAGTATCAGATTATTTTTTAGACGATACATTCGAAGTTACAAAAGAAAGTGCTAGTAAATTAGTTTCAGAATTACAAAACCATAAATTTACTATTGAAGATCAACAACGTGAATTGAACAAGCTGGACTTAATCAAACGTGAACACGCTAAGTGGTTACATGGCAAAATTACAGTTGTGCAATTTGCTTATAACGTGGAAGAGATACTGAATAAATTGGAGGAACAATAAATGACAAATACATTAGAAATTAAATTATTATCAGAAAACGCGACTATGCCGAAGAGAGCAAATTCTACAGATAGTGGATTAGACTTATATGTATCAGAAACAACAATAATCAAAGCGGGAGAAACAAAAGCAGTTAAAACAGACGTGGCTATTAATTTAACTCATGGATATGAGGCGCAAGTGAGGCCTAGATCAGGTAAGTCACTAAAAACAAAGTTACGTGTAGCATTAGGAACAATAGACCAAACATACAACAAAGAAATCGGTATTATCACAGATAATATAGGTAATGAAGATATCACAGTAGAAAAAGGAGAAAGACTAGCTCAGTTAGTTGTAGCGCCAGTTGTATATCCTACACCCAAGCAGGTTGATTGGTTTGAGAATGAAAGTGACAGAGGCGCATATGGAAGCACAGGAGAGTAAAGATATAGTAGCAGAGATTAAAAGAATACTAGGTAAGGAGTAAACGGAATGATTAAACGCATATTAAAAATTTGGTTTACTATCGCTATGTATGAGTTAGGTAAATGGATTGGTAGAGAGGTTTATTATAAGTTGACTGCAAACGATGAGGTGGAAGTGCCTAAGGACTTCGCTTTGAATGGAGACCAAGTAGATTTGAATGGAGTGAGTAAGTAGTGTGGATAGTGTTTGTTACTATTATAATTCTATTGATAGTTTTTGTTATGGCAGGAATAGCTTTAACATATCTTTTTATAGTTGGCATAAAAAATAAAGATTGGCCAACAATGGGATATGCTTTTTGCATGTTCTCGCTTATAGGGTTGTTGCTTTTACACTTATTATATTACGGAGTTTTAGGAGGAAGTTAAATGACTTGGTGGATAGTTGTTATTCCTATTTTGTATCTCGTTTGGTTATGTATAAAAAGTAAGGGTGACCTTAAATAAATGGAGGTAAAAGATGGATTTGAGAAAATCAACGCAACGTTATTTAGAAAGTGAATTAAGTAATTACAATCATATAGACAGAGATATTAAACGAGTGAGAGAAGAAGTGTTAAACCCCTGGCAACCTACAGATACAAACATCGGTGGAGATAGAACACATAGCAATGTTAGTGTCACGGAAATAAAAGCAACACGCGTTGTAAATGACAGACGTCTATCTCAATTGGCGAGGATGAAATCAGCAATAGATATTGTATATCAAACAAGTAGTGAAGAAAGTCAAAAGCTCATGGATATATATTACTTTAAAAAGCCGAGAACATTAAACCTTACTGGTGTTGCTCAAGAAATATGTGTGAGTAAATCAACAGCTTATGAGTTAAGGAAAGAAATACTTATTAGATTGGCAGATGAGTTAGGTATTATGCATTAGGAGTGAGGATATGAAAGCTATAGAGATTTTAGAAGCAATATCAACAAAAATAAAAGAAGGAGAATATGTAGGCAATATTGGTATTATTGTTCAAATAAAAGATGATGAAATGTTAGAAGAAGGGAAGAAAGCTAAAAGTATTTTGGAAGCATTCGCCGAAAGAGTAGAATTAAAAGTAGTAAAAGCTGGTAACTATCAATTATCACAATTTCCAAACAACGACTATCCAGTTTTTCGATTAACTGCTGGACCGTTTGGAAAAAGTCTGGAAAAATAACGTCACTAACGCTGTTATTATGATAGTGTAAGTTATTAAACGACTTACCTCATGTAAACCTTTCTATTTTTATTCCTTTCAAATGATCGAACATAATTTTTCTCCTTTCTGACCTATCCGATAGAAAAGTCGGGTAGGTTTTTGTATGCTGATATGACATTTAAAACGTGTGATATGAGTGTATAAAAACTTTAACTAATTTTGACATTGGAGGTGATTTTATTGCTTACTACAAAACAAACCAAAGCTATAGCTTTAATGGTTGAAAACAATTTAAATCAGAATGAAATAGCTAGAGAGTTAAAAGTAGCTAGACAAACCGTAGCAAATTGGAGAAAAAATGCAGAGTTCCAAGAAGAATTGCTTAATGCTGAACGTAATCTACTAAAAGGATTGACGGGTAAAGCGATTAAGACAATGGAAAATTTACTGACTGCTAAAAGTGAGTTAGTCAGATACAACGCAGCAAGTGACATCTTAGACAGAACAGGACATAAACCTACTGATAAAGTTGAGGCAGAAGTAATCACTCCAACTTTCATAAATGATGTGCCAGCCAATGACTGATAAAAAATTAAGTATTACAAAAACAATCGGTAGCGGGTATAACGAGTTCTGGCACAACAAAAACTTTTATCGAGTAGTGAAAGGTAGTCGTGGTAGCAAGAAATCTAAGACAACTGCACTAAACTTTATATACAGATTAATGGAGTATGAATGGGCTAACTTGCTTGTAGTCAGACGTTTTAGTAATACTAACAAACAATCGACATATACAGATTTGCGTTGGGCTACAAATAGACTGGGAGTCAAACACTTATTTAAATTCAATGATAGTTTACCGGAGATAACGTATAAACCCACTGGCCAAAAGATATTATTTAGAGGTCTTGATGATCCTTTGAAAATAACATCTATAACAGTAGAAAATGGCATACTTTGTTGGGCTTGGTTTGAAGAAGCCTATCAGATAGAAACGTTCGATAAATTTAGTACTGTTGTCGAATCTATACGTGGTTCTATTGATGATTCTGAATTTTTCAAACAGATAACGGTCACATTCAACCCCTGGAGTGAGAGACATTGGCTTAAACCTACATTCTTTGACGAAGATACTAAGTTGAACAACACATTTTCATATACAACAACCTATCGAGTAAATGAATGGCTTGATGAGGTCGATATTGCGCGTTATGAGGATTTATACAGAACAAACCCAAGACGTGCAAGAATTGTTTGTGATGGAGATTGGGGAGTAGCAGAAGGACTGGTGTTTGAGAATTTCGAGGTTAAGGAGTTTGACTGGGATAAAAAGTTGAAAGAAAAGCAAGTTGTAGCTCATGGCAGTGACTTTGGGTTCACTCAAGATCCTACAACGCTTATTAGCACTATCGTTGACTTAAAGAATAAAGAATTATGGATATACGATGAGCATTATCAAAGAGGCATGCTGACCGATGAGATATATCGAATGTATCTTGATAAAGGACTGAAAAACGCAAAGATAATTGCAGATAGTGCAGAGAAGCGATTGATAACAGAGATTAAACGTAAAGGCATTTCTAATCTCAAACCATCTATTAAAGGTCAAGGTTCTATCATGCAAGGTGTTCAATTCATACAAGGTTTCAAAATATATGTACACCCAACATGTGAACATACGATAGAAGAATTAAACACATATACATTCGACCAAGACAAAGACGGTAACTGGTTAAATAAACCAATAGATGCAAATAACCATTTAATGGATGCATTGAGATATAGCCTAGAAGAATTCCATTTCCCTAGAAATAACAGAACGAATGTCAATATTAAGAAGAATATTAGCCGAGCAAAGGCTATGGGCTTATAAAGGAGGTAACACATGGCACACGTAAACAATTTCGAAAGAGATATTGAACGACGACAAATGCGTGATGAGATATACAGACGTGACGTAGTTGAAACTTACAAATACGATGGTACAACACAAGACTTGTTAGATAATCCTAACGACATCAGCGACTTTATTCGTCATCATTTAGAAGCACAGGTGCCTAGACTTCAAATGCTAGATGATTATTATCAGGGTTTGAATTTTAACATCATGCGAAACAAAAGGCGTAGAGAAAAGCATTTAGCAGATAATAGAGCTGCTCATGACTTCGCTTCTTACATTACAGACTTTATTAACGGTTACTGCTTCGGTCATGCCATACAAGTACAATCCGAAGGCAATATGACACAAGATAAAATAGATCAGTTGCATGCAATAAACGACATTGATAGTCACAATCGTTCACTGGGGTTAGATTTATCTATATTCGGTCGTGCTTATGAATACATCATACGTAATCAACAAGATGAAGTTAGAATTTATAAATCAGACCCACGTAATACATTCGTTATATACGATACTACCATTGAGAAAAATAGTATTATGGCTGTTAGATATTGGAAAGTATCGACAGAAGATAGTGTCGAGATGACTGAGGCAGAAAGCAATATCTACTATGTCGATGTCATTACTGATAATGCAACATACTTCTATGAAGCAAACAGTGTTACTAACTTAGAGTTATCAGAGCGTAAACCTCCTGAAGCACATTCGTTTGGCAAAGTAACTATTACAGAGTTTAGCAATAATGAAAAGCGACGTGGAGACTTTGAAAAGGTCATACCACTTATTGACTTATATGATGAGGCACAATCAGATACAGCTAACTACATGAGTGACTTAAATGACGCAATGCTACTTATCAAAGGCAACGTTGACCTGAATGAAGAAGTAGCGACACTGCAAAAAGAGGCTAATGTGTTCCATCTAGCACCTCCTGAATATACAACGGTAGATGATAAAGTAACGGAAGGTAATGTAGACGCTCAATACATCTATAAACAATATGATGTAAGTGGCGTTGAATCATATAAAACAAGAATTGCTAAAGATATTCATACACTTACTAACACACCAGACATGACTGACGAAAACTTTGGAGGTCAACAATCTGGAGAAGCCATGAAATATAAGCTATTTGGCTTAGAACAACGTACAGCGATTAAAGAAGGTCTATTTCGAAAAGGCTTAGTTAGACGTTACAAGTTAGTTGGAGAAATTATGAGTATCAATAGAGAAATAGATAAGGACAACCTTAGAGACTTGATATTCACATTCACAAGAAACTTGCCTAAGTCACTGACAGAAGAAATGCAAATGTACATCAATTCTGGTGGAGAAATCAGTCAGAAAACATTAATGTCTCTGGTTTCTTTCATAGACAATCCTAAAGATGAAGTTGAACGTATCAGAAAAGAACAAGAAGAAAAGATAAAACATTCTGATGAGTTGATGTTCAATGATCTAACTGATAACCAACCATCGGAAGAAGATGATGAAGCATCTGACAATAAGGAGTGATAATACATGACTTATTGGGATAAAAGAGCTCAAGAGATTATTAAAGATGAAACAATGAGTGATAAGGAAATGAGTCAAGAGATTGAACGCATTGTTAACAACATGATTGACGATATAGAGAATGAGATATCTAAGTTCTATGCAAGATATGCAGACAGTGAAGGTATTCCTATCAACGAAGCAAAAAAGCGAGTGGATAACTTCGACGTTCAATCTTTCGCTAATAAAGCAAGGTCATACGTTAAAAACAATGACTTTAGCGATAGAGCGAACAGAGAACTTAAGCAATACAATACAGCGATGTATGTGAATAGAGAGAAGTTACTTAAAGCACAGTTAGGGCTCATTGTAACGTACTCATATGCTCGTATAGAGCAATCTATTTATAATTACATGGAATCGTCTTATTATCGTTCTCTTGAGCAACAAGCAGGTATATTAGGTGAAACGTTACATGTATCATTAAGCGATGTTAAAACGATCGTTACTGCACCTTTCCAAAACTCTAATTGGTCACGTCGTTTATGGCGTGATATGAAAGTTGTTCGTGCTCATGTTGAAAAGGCTACAAGTCAAGTTTTGTTAAGAGGTCGCCACCCTTACGAGTTCGTAAAAGAATTCAGAAAAGAAACAGGCAATAGTACGTATGAGATAAGACGATTACTCGTAACAGAAACAGCTAGAGTACAAACATTAGCTGCAAAGCGTCATATGTTAGAACAACATGGACCTGACGCAGAATATGAATATCACGCTAAGATAGATAGTAAGACAACCAAAACATGTCGTGGATTAAATGGAAAAGTATTCAAAGTCAAAGATATGAAGCCTGGTGTGAACGCTCCGCCTATGCATCCTTTTTGTCGGAGTGCTGTAGCGCCACACATCAATCCTAATTGGAGAGATGAATTCTTTGAAGAACGCAAAGGAAGATATTCACTATAAGGAGGTGTTGTAGTTGGCAGAAACAAACGATGTAACAAATACGCCGCCAGTTACCAACGAAGGTACTGCAAAAGAAATTGTAGATAATTCTATAGGTGACTATGAAGATGCTGATTGGGAAGAAGAGGAAGTCATCGATACAGATTTTAGCGATGAAGAAGATTCAGAATATGAAGATGACTTTATGGATCCAGATGAAGAAGAATTTGAAGAAGAGAATTGGGAAGAAGATTACGATTTTTCAGATGACTTTGATCAAGAGGATTTAGATTTCTTAGAGGGACTTGGTGGTTCTGGAGATGAAATAGAAGAAGAGTACGAAGAGGATTACGAAACAGAAGAAGGTCTTTATGATGTAACTGAACTTGATGATGACACAATAGACGAGTACGACAAGTACGATGAAAGTTACTTGCAAGATAGATTAGATGATGTGTATGACGAATACAATCAGATATTTAATAAAGAGCCATCAGATATCATCAAAGATAGTATGACAACTCAAGAGAAGATAGACAAAATTGTTGATGCAATTCAAGAGGGTGGAAGCGGTGTGTAATGAACGTATCGCTAAAGCTCTTGAAGGCATTCATCATGAATTAAAACGATTGAATGACTCGAACCCTAGTAACCAAGCACAAGCGAAACAGAAAGAACCTGAGAAGAAAGAGTTTAAACCTAAAAATTTCATCTGAGGTGGTACTTATGTCAAAACGTGAAGCAGTTGGTCCTGGCGTTACCGCGCCAATATCTCGTCAGTAGGATACGTTAACCTACTCGACCTCAGTAAGTCGTTAAACTGCTCAATATTAAAAAATACTGAGCGGGCTTAAATCAAATGCGAATATCAAATATATCTAGCACACTAATTGGGCTTAATTGACTAATTGGGGTGCTATTTTTATGCGATTAAACATTGAATTTAAGACTGAACGGGAGGATATACAAATGAAATTAAATGACAAACTAAATCTAAATTTACAATTCTTCGCTGACAATGACGAAGGTGAACCTGGACAAAGTAATGATAAGAAGCCAGAAAACAATAGCGATCAAGAGCAAGAAACATATACAAGAAGCGAAGTAGATTCTCAAATCAGTAAAGCTGTCGAGACTGCTCTTTCTAAACGAGATCGTAAGCACCAGCAAGAACTAGACAAAGCTCGTGAAGAAGCTAAAAAAGAGGCTGAAAGCTACGCTAAGTTAACTGAAAAAGAGAAGAAAGACAAAGAAATTGAGAAACGCGAACAAGCCTTAGCTGAAAAGGAAAAAGAATTTAAATTGCGTGAACTCAAATCTGATGTAGAAAGTGACTTAAAAGAAAAAGGTCTACCTACTTCGTTTGCACAGTCTTTAATTCATTTGGAAGATAACGAACAAATCAATGAAGTTGTCAATTCGATTAAAGAAGATTTTGACAGAGCTGTTCAAGAACAAGTAAAAGAAGCTACTCGTCAATCAACGCCGTCTGGACAACAAAGTGATGTATCTAGTAACAAAAAGACAAGCGATAGTTTTGCAGAAATAGCAAGACAAAATAGAATAATTCAATAAATTGGAGGCATTTTAAATGGTAAAAGTAAACCCACAAACATTCAATCCAGATAATGTAATGATGCATGAGCACAAAGAAGGGGAATTGTTAAACGATTTCAATGAGCCTATTCTTTTAGATGTATTACAAAACTCTAAAATCATGCAATTAGGTAAATACCAAGATATGGGCGGAAAGTCAGAGAAAAAGTTCACTTACTGGGCAGATAAACCAGGCGCTTACTGGGTAGGAGAAGGTCAAAAAATTCAAACTTCTAAACCTAGCTTACTTGAGGCGTCTATGCGTTCTCATAAATTAGGTGTTATCATCGTTGCTTCACGCGAATACTTAAACTACACTTATTCTCGTTTCTTTGAAGCTATGAAACCTCAAATTGCAGAACAATTCTACAAAAAGTTTGATGAAGCCGGTTTATTAAACATTGATAACCCGTTCAAACAATCTATTGAACAATCAGCTGCTTCTTCTAAAAATATTGTAAATGGCGATATTAACTTAGATAACGTATTAGCATTAGAGGACGCTTTATTGGAACATGATGTTGAACCTAACGCTTTCTTATCTAAAACTCAAAACCGTACTGCTTTACGTGGAGTTCGCGATAAAGATACTAAAGAAAGCTACTATGACCGCGCAAGCAACACTTTAGATGGATTACCTGTAGTTGATCTTAAATCAGACAACTTCAAAAAAGGCGACTTATACGCTGGAGACTTTAACAAAGTATTCTACGGTATCCCTTACAACATGTCTTATAAAATTTCGGAAGATGGTCAATTATCAACTGTTCAAAATGCTGATGGTTCTCCAGTTAACCTATTCGAGCAAGAATTGATTGCATTACGTGTAACTATGGACGTTGCGTTCCATATTGCAGACGACAAAGCGTTTGCTAAGTTGACTGCTGGCAGTGCTTCAAGTGGAAATACAGAAACAGTTTAATTAATCGAGGAGGTCTAACTTATGGCTTATTCTTATAAAGTTGTACGCGACTTCATTAATAAAGAAGATCAGAAAGAATATAAAGTAGGAAACGAGTTCCCTACTGATATTACTTCTAAGCGTATTGACGAATTATTTCATAAGCAAAACGTATATAACAAGCAATACATCGCTTTAGATGTAGATGCTAAAGCAACAAAAGCTGAATTGTTAGAAATAGCTGAAAAACATAATGTAGATGTATCAAAAGACGATACGAAAGCGGTAATTCTTAAAAAGTTGGAGGGATAACATGGCAGTATTAGAAAATGTCAAAAAGTTACTCTCTATCAATGATGATAAGCAAGATGAACTACTCGAAATAATCATAAGTAACACTGAAAAGCGTTTGATTAGCTTACTTCCAGTAGATATTGAACAAGTTCCAGATAGATTGGAATACATTGTCGAAGAAGTAGCAGTCAAGCGCTTTAATCGTGTTGGCGCTGAAGGTATGACACAAGAAAGTGTTGATGGTCGTTCCAATACATTCCAAAACAATGATTTTGACGAATATTTGGATGTCATTAACGCTTTGTTTCCTAAAAATACAAGTAAACGTGGCAGAGGTGTATTTTATTGAGATACAATAAGCGCGTTTCATTTTCTAAGGAAACAAAAGGCAGTTACAACCCTAAAACAAGTAAGTACGATGTTAAGGAGAAAGTTTTTGATATAGTCCCTTGTAACATTTCTCCTTTGTCCCCGCAGCGTACAAGCCTAGAATATGGAGATGTAACAAAGCAAATTAATGTCATTCGTTTAAATGGTCATTTTGAGCCACAAGTTACACATGCTTATATCAAAGGTGTAAAACACATTATCACTAAACGTATCGATTATGAACATGACACTGTATTCTACGTTGAGGAGGTTAGTTGATGACTAATGATATTGACGCTCTAATCAGCAGACTAGAGTACATGCACGACAACATCGATGACGATGTAGATGAAGTCCTAAAAAGTAACGCTGGAGAATTCGCTAGAGATACTGTTGTAAGTGCTAAGTCAGTTATGAACAAAGGTTACTGGACAGGAAACTTAGCGCGTATGATTAGAGATACTAAAGAAGGCAACATGAAGTACGCTGTGACCTCTAACGCTGGGTATAGTGGATTTTTAGAATACGGTACACGCTACATGGCTCCTGAAACGTTTATGTTCCCTGTTTATGAAAGATATACAAGGAAAGTCAGAGAGGACCTCGAGAGATTAATAAACGGTAAAACGGGGGGCATGTAATGAAACAATCAGCTAAACTTCAACTATTCAACTACTTATATGAAAAATTTAGTGAACTTGGTGTCCCTGTAATTGAAACTAAAGAACTTAGCCAAGAGCTTGAATATCCTTTTATTGCTATTCAAACAACCACAGATAACATGAACGTGTTAACTTTTGACAGTTTTGGAGGTAATCCTACCGCCATCGTTCATCTGTGGGGGTTGGATATTGATAAGAGTGCTAATGACAATTTGCTGATGCAAGTTCAAAATATCATGTTAGACGATATTCAACTCGATGGTTTCAATTTGTTTAATCCACAGTTAGATATCAACGAAGCTATCGAAATAGAAAGTAATCAAGCATTATCACATATAACAATAAATGTTGAATACACAAGTCATTAATTGGCTTGTTTTTTTTATACAATTTTTTAGGAGGGTAAAACCTATGGCAATTAAACAAGGTACTGATGAATTAGTCTTAATCCGTAAAGCCGGAGACCGTAAAGATGCAAATAAAGTAATGTGGGTAACAGAATTAGAACGTGAAACTGAAAAAGACAGAGATACAGAAGCTACTGTAGATGGTCCTGTTAACTCTGGAGGTACATTAGAGTCAACAGTTACGATTAACTGCTACATGAACCAAGACGACACGTTATGTGATGAAATTGAAGATGCTACCGAAGAAGATACCCCTTATGAATTATGGGTTATCAATAAAAAAGTTAAAAACAAAGATGGAAAATATAAAGCAGAATATCGTCAAGGATACTGGAATAGTATTGACCGTACTAACGACGCTGAAGATATCGCAGAATTTGAAACTGAATTTGGTGTATATCTTAGAAAAGTTCGTGGTTGGGCAACATTACCAGAACAAATCGAGAAAAACAAAGCTGCTTATGGCTTCCACGATACTGTTGCTGCAGATCCAGCTGACGATGGCCTTGTGTCAGAAATCCCGCAACCTAACGAACCAAGTACAGCAGAAACTGTATAACATCGAGGGCTTGATGCCCTCTTTTTCTTTTTTTGACTAAATTTAAAGTGAGGTTATTAATAATATGGAAATCAAATTTAACGGTAAAACAATTGAACTATCATTCGGATTAAAGTTTTTAAACATCATTGATAAAGAAATGGGCATGGAAGCAGAACAAGTTAACTTTGGTAAAGGTACAGAAATGTTAGTACCTGCACTAGAAAGCCACAGTGTAGTAGATGTCGCTAAAGTTATTAAAGCTGCAACAGCACAAGAAAAAGGAGCACCTAAAACAGAAGAAGATTTAGAAGATGTTGTTGAAGATGTTATTGAAAATACAGGACTTGAAGAATTTTGTAACCAAGTTATCGAGGAACTGGGAAAGCGTGTTTTAACCCAAAACCTCGTTCCGAAAAAATACAAAAAGAACAGCAAGAAGTAGACGAAGAAGAAATATTAACGTTTGATCGTATAGTTATATTGTGCATGAGCAAACTGAAAATTTACGACCTAGATGTTATTGAGCAAATGACACTTAGAGAATTCAACTATCGTATGTATGCACTAGAGTATGAGCAACTAGATAAAGATATGGATATGTACAAACTCGCTTTTGCTATTAGAGACGCAGCTGCAGAGAAGAAGAAACGTGGCGGTAAAAAAGGCGAGACAGAATATCGTTTCAAAAGTGCAGACGATATCATGCATTATCAAGAAAACATTCAACGATTAAACAGAGGCGAACCTGTGAAGTTCGCTTCTGAAAGCAAATTTGAGGAGAATATGCCTCCTAAAGATTTACTTCAACAAATTGCAGAACTTAATAAATAAGGAGGTGGGAACACGTGGCAGAAGCTAACTATAGTATAAAAGCGACGATTGAAGCTAACGCAAAAAAGTTCAAAAGTGCTATACAAGCAGCTAAAAACACAGCAGAGCGTTTTAAAGGCACTATGGATAAAATCAAAGATAATGAAATTGATGCAGATGCATCAGGTTTAACTAGCGCAGTAAACAAAGCTAAAAAAGAATTAGAGTCATTTAATAACACTCGTGCAGAAGCTGACCTTGATATAGATATTGACGAAGTTAAAAACAAAGTGCAAATAGCTGAAGAATATGTGCGCAAGTTCGATGCTTACAGAGGCGACGCAGAGTTAGACGCTAATGTAGCAAGCGCGAAAGCTAATATTGAAGAAGCACAAGCATATTTAGAACGCTTCGACGGATCAAATGCTAATGCGCATGCTGATGTTGACGCAAGAAGAGCTATATCAACGTTATCTAAGCTGCAGATTGATTTAGATATGTTTGACGGAAATTCTTATAGTGCTCATTTAGATGCAGACGCAACTAAAGCACGTGTCGCTATAGCTGAAGCTAAAAAGTCGCTTAATAGCTTTGCGAGACAAAAAGCGAAAGCTACTGTCGAAGTTAACGAAGGCGCTGCTGTGTCTAAGATTTTAGCGCTTAAAGCAATGTTACGTTCAATTCCTAACCGAATACACACTAGGATAGATGTTGATTCAGATAAAGCACAAGGCGCATTTAGAGCAATGGTAGCTGGTATTGATAGTTCTATGAACTCATGGAACGCTTTAGCTACACGTATCAGAACAATTGGTACCGTAATTTCTAACATGATAAAGGGTTCTTTAATTTCCAATATAACGTTGGTAGTTCCTATCATTGCTTCGATGGTTCCTGCATTATTTGCTGTTCTTAACGCTATCGGGGTTGTAGCTGGTGGAGCTGCAGGATTAGCAGCTGCATTTGGTGTTGCTGCAAGTGGCGTTATGGGATTTGGAGTTATGGCTGCAAGTGCTATAAAAATGCTTAACGATGGAACTCTACAAGCTACAGCTGAAACGAAAAAGTACGAAAGCGCCTTACAAGGTGTTCAAGATGCTTGGCAAGGTATTATAGAGAAAAATCAAAGTCAAATCTTTAACACAATGGCTAATGGCTTAAACATGATTAAAGTGGCATTAGCAGGTTTGTCTCCTTTCATTAGTGGCGTGTCAAAAGGAATGGAACAAGCGAGTGCTAAAATGCTTGATTGGGCTAAAAACTCTCAAGTTGCACAAAAGTTTTTCCAAATGATGGGCACAACAGGAGTAAGAATATTCAATAATATGCTAAGTGCAGCAGGCAATTTTGGTAGTGGTGTAGTAAGTGTTCTCACACAACTAGCGCCACTTGCAGATTGGGCTGCAGCTGGATTTAAACGAATGGGACAAGCTTTTAATTCTTGGGCGCAGTCATCGGCTGGACAAGAAGCTATTAGATCTTTTGTTGAATATACTAAACAGAACTTACCGTTAATCGGACAAATATTCGGAAATACCTTCAAGGGTATTTTTAACCTCATGAAAGCATTTGCGCCGAATACACACTCTATATTAGAATCTCTAGCGCAAATGTCTGAAAAGTTTGCTTCATGGAGTGCTACGATAGCGCAATCAGACGGATTTAAAAAGTTTATGGACTACATCAATACAAATGGTCCTAAACTAATAACATTATTAGGTAATATAATTAAAATCATCATTAATGTGGGAACAGCTATGGCGCCACTAGCTGCAGCTGTATTAGATGTTGCTATTGCGATTACAGATTTTATCGCTAAATTAACGGAGGCGCACCCTGCTATTGGTATATTATTAGGCTTAATCGCTACATTAGCTGGTGTATTCATGACTTTAGGACCGCCTATCTTAGGTATTATCGACTTTATCGGAACGTTCGTTAAGGTTCTTACAGGTGCAGAAACAGTAATGGCAGCGTTTAGTTCGATTGGAGTTGCCATTAGTGGCGTTTTAGACACTATCGCATTAGCTTTTATGTACCTAAACGCACCGATATTAGGAATCATAGCAGCAGTCGTTGCAGTTATTGCTATATTCGTTGCATTGTGGAATTCATCTTCGGTATTACGTAATGCGGTTATTGGTGCATGGAATGCTATTAAAGATGCAGTAGGGAACGCAATACAAGCTGTTATTGGATTTTTAGGAGACTTGCTTTCTCAAGCTCAAGCTATCATGGGACCTTTAGTTCCTATATTTAAAAACGCTTGGGATAATATCGTAAAAGTTGTAGAAACGGCGATTCAGTTGATTTCTCCAATTGTTTCACAAGGTTTCCAAGCGTTAGTAGCTGTAGTGAGTACAGTATGGACAGTAATTACAACTGTAATCAAAGTAGCTTTTGATATTATCATCGGCATTATTACTGTAGCTTTACAGTTACTTAGCGGTGATTGGTCAGGTGCTTGGCAAACAATATTAAAAGTCGGACAAACTATTTGGCAAAACATTGTATCTGCAGCTCAAGCTATATGGGATATTTGGAGTAAATATTTACAACAAACTTGGCAAAACGCAGTCAACTTTTTCAGTACAATATTTGGCGCGTTAATTGGTATTGCAAGTTCTATTTGGAATGCAATAGTCAATGCCGTTATCTCTGTAGTTAGTGGATTAGGAACTTTCTTATCTAATATATGGAGTGCAATTGTTGCTATGGCACAATTCCAATGGAACGTTTTAGTAACGGTAGCACAAACGATATGGACTGCTATTGTTACAGTAATAACAACTATAATTACAACATTAGTTACAATTGTTACTACGATTTGGACTGCAATTGTTACAGTTACACAAACGATTTGGACAGTTCTTGTTACTATTGCACAAACGATTTGGACTGCGATATCAACGGTCGTTATGACTATCGTTAATATCATCGTTACTATCGTTACAACAGCTTGGACAACGATTTCTACTGTAACATCTACTATATTTGGTGTTATTTCTACCATAGCATCTACTATATGGAATGCTATCAAAGGAGTTATACAAGGTATAGTTACAATTATCGTTGGTATCGTCAGTGGAAGTTGGGCTAGATTAAGCGCTATTACAAGTTCTATTATGACTTCAATTTCTTCTTTAATAACTTCTTTATGGAATTTAATTAAAAGTACAATTATAAACGCTGTAATGGGTGCTGTTCATGCAGCAGTAAGTGGATTTATGAATATGCTTAGTTCAATAGGTTCTGCTATGCGAGGAATTGTTAATGCAGTTATTAATGGTATGCGGAATGTTGTGAATAATGTTAGAAATGGTGTGACTAATGCAGTGAATGCTGTCAAAAACTTTGTAGGACAATTCGCTAGTGCCGGAATGGATTTAATGCGTGGTTTAGTTGATGGAATAAAACGTGGTATTTCATGGGTAGTTAATGCGGCTAAGAATGTAGCACAAAGTGCAGTAAATGCAGCGAAAAGCGTCTTGGGTATTCATTCACCATCAAGAGTATTTAAAGAAATTGGTGGATATACAATGCAAGGTTTCGGAATTGGTATAAACAACGAAGGAAGAAATGTTGTTTCCGGAATGGGATCTATGGCTAAGTCTATAACAGATGCTTTCAACCCTCAACTTAATGTACCTAATATACAAAGAGACATCAAAAATGCTAGTGCATCAGCCAATGCACAAGTTACACATACTCATGAATATAAAACAAACCCATCACAACGTGTTGTAACTGTAAAAATGGATATTAACAACGACGCTTTAACTTATATTGTCAACGGACAAAATGCAGATAGAGATGCAACATTCACATTCTAGGAGGTCAGGCAATGGATTTAGAAATTAAACAAAAAGATGGCACTAAATACAAGTTGTCTGACTTCGGTTTTCGAGTGAAAGATATTGTCATCGAAAGCCCGGAGATAGAGGACAACTATGAAACAAAAGAAAACACAAGTGGTCGTATGTTACTTAGTAGTCAGTACCGTAAAAGGAAAATTACGGTACCCTGCTATGTAGTTAGTACAAAACTTAATGATATACCAAGATTACGAGATAAATTCTATGATTTAACAGTAAACACTGAACCTGTATGGATTAGAGAACTTAGATATGCCGAAGAGCATAATTACAAGTTTTTACAACCGACGGAAGATGACTATCAATCGTACGATAAATATGGTTATCCAGTATTCGGTCATAATATGATGAACGATAATTACTATACTAGTGGTAAACAGTATCAAGTTAAATGTTCATCAGTAATAACACCTGATAACAAAGGTAATGTGATTAACTTCGACTTAGTTTTTGAAACAATTGAAATACCTTTTGCCGAGAGTATTGGTACTTCTTTAGATTTAGAGAATAAACCTAACAAAGCGTTATGGTCTAATGATATGTTAGTACCATTTGACGAAGAAAACGACAAAAGAACATACACTTTTACTAATATTTGGAATAATAGTGTTTATTATCACGGAAATGTACCTAATAACGAATTTAAACTCTATAAGAAAGTAACTATCGTTTTAGGTAAAAATGTAAGCAGTAAAGAAAGCTTCCAATTTACGTTAGGAAAATCTGATTATATGAAAATCAGTAATATTAGTTTGAAAAAAGGCGACAAGATAGTGTATGACGGAGTTCAAACGTGGAGAAACGGCACCCCAATTAATCATCGTTGTACAAATGCACAACCTAAATTCTATCCTGGCTGGAATGATTTCGCTTTTAATCAACAGGTTAAGTCAGTAACTTTTGATATGAAATTTTATTATAAGTAGGTGGTTATTAAATGCCAGTATTATTTAGCCCTATAAGAGGAATAGGCGAGCCAGTTTATGTCACTACTACAACAACCTCAAAGTTAGGTTCTGAAACAGTTGTACAATGCAAATTGCTTGAAGATAAATATAACTATAATGTTATACGAGGTATTGATAAACGCTGGACACTGACGCAGTTAACAGGACCTAATGACAAGAGAGAATACGTTGCTTATATCATCGATAGACAAACACATGGTAGAAATCAAGAAGTTGCTGTAACACTTAGAGAGAAGCCGATAGATATCATTAAGAGAAAAAGGGTGTATGACAAAATAGACGGCCCACATAAACCACCAGACTTTTTCGGAAAAATATTTAAAGGTACTGGTCTTAAATACAAAGTGCCTAGTAATTTGTTTGTATCTGAAATTAAAGACTCTGGCGAGGGAGAAAGTGTCGAAGATTTACTGAAAAAGGGTTTAGAGTCATGGGACTTAGAATTTGATATACATCATGATCATAAAACAAACACATATACTTTTGAATTTACGCCATATTTAGAAAAAAGAGCAACTTATCATATAGACGATGAAATTAACGCAAACAATATGAAATTAGAAGAAGATAGTGGTCAAATGTACACCTATGTTAAAGGGTACGGTTCTTATACAGATGAAGAGGGTTTAGATGGTGCAGGTCTTATTGTTGAATTTGAACACCCTAATATGAAAGATTACGGTAGATTTGATGCACCACCTGTTAAAGATGGTTCAATCACTGATCCTGATATTATGCGAGCTAGATTGCAAACTGTTATTAATGCATCTATAAAACGCTCTTTAACTTTGGATTTTATAGCCTTGCGACAACATTATCCTAATGCAGTGCCTAGAGTTGCAGACATTGTAAAAGTTAAGCACTCTATACTTGGCATCAATGAGTTTATGAGAATAGTCGAAGTTAAGACTATTAGAGACGCTGAAAATAAGATAGTAAAACAAGACGTAACTTTAGGAGATTTCAATCGTCACAACCGTTATTTAGAACGAATTAGTCAAGCAGCACAAGTTGTAGGTGGTTTAGGTGGAGGATTTGCTAATTCATATCGAACAACATACGCAAAAGCAAATGCAGCTATTACTTCTACAAGAAAGTCCATTGACTCTAACAAAGCATTGCATGGAAACGCCAATGGAATAAGAGCAATTGTAGAAAAAGACCACATACTAGAATATAACAGAAATGGTAAATTCCGAGTGTCTCACGATTGTGGTAAGACATGGCAAGTTATCGCAAGCGCTAAAAGTGGGTTTAACAAATACGTAATACCAAAAGCAACAGATAAAACATCTGGATTGATGAGTAATAATGATAAAAAGAAAGTCGATAGACTTCATTATAATCGTCTCAAAATGCAAGGTGAAAATGGTAAGTATTACAACATTACAATAGATAAAGACGGAAAACTACAAGTTAAGGAGGCGTAGCAATGCGTAAAACAATATATACCAAGCTAGATACTTTATTTAGTTCACGGTATGTGAGAGAAAATGAGCTAAACTACATTGCTATACGAGACATGCTAACTAATATTGAAGAAATATTAGTAAAGCATGGTAAAACCGAAAAGCAAGCTCATAACGCTGAACAAATTGTATATAGATTGCCTACTGGTCCTAATGTTACTGTAGGACAAGAATTAGGATATCAAAGTAAACGTATTAGAAATTTAGTATTAGGAACAATTGGTAATGGTCTACAAGAAGTGAGAGACAGTCGTACATCAATTGACGCTCAAAACTTCCCTATACTTTCAGAAAGATTAAGACATGACTTTACTAGAATAGACGAAAAAATAGACAAAGAACTAAATGTGGCTGATGACGCTACTTATTTATTTACTCCTCCATTTATCGCTAGTGCAGAACAAGGTGTTAATGAAACACCTAATAATAACGATCCCGATGACAATAGAAAAGTGTTTTATGACAAATTTGTTGACAACAAGTATGTTACGAAAAAATATGTAGGTAAAGACCAAAGTAACAAGTACAATGTTTATGCCTATGATTTCAAACCTCAAAATTATACAAAAACCTTACTCATCACATCATGTATACACGGGAATGAATACAGCGCATTTTATGCTTTAAGTCGCTTTATGGATTTAGTCGTCAATGAATGGAACAAGTATTCACAACTCGCTTATATACGTAAAAACGTTAGGGTGGTTATAGTTCCTATTGTTAACCCTTGGGGCTTTGCTAATAATGAACGCGAGAATGTAAATAATGTAGACTTAAATCGTAATTTTGACTATTATTGGTCAAATGGTAGTGGTACACGTTCTACTGGTAAAAACTACAAAGGGACTAAGCCGTTTAGTGAGAGAGAAAGTAGAAATATGAAAGCGCTAGTGGAAAGTTTAGGTGATATTACCGCTCACGTAGATTGTCATAACATCGTTTCTCAGGTAAGTGACTATTGCTTATTCTATCCGCGTTTTGCTAACCAACCTAACAATGTAATGACTGAACTACTATCTGAAATATCAGATCATGGCGACTATGTTACATGGGGGTCAAGCACCTTAGCTTCATTTAGTAACTGGGTAGGTATTAAGCATGGTACAACTTCTTTCTTGCCTGAAGTATATGAAGGTAGAGCTGGGAAACCTAGAGGCGCTCAAGAAATGTGGCGTTCAGTTTACTATTTAGGAAACATCATAGTTAAATTAGCTAAATTGGACACTAACAAGGAAGGAAGAATTGCTAATCAACCTATTGTAAAATCTTTGGTTTATAGTAGCAGATTTGATAAAAAAGATACTAAACCATTTTCTCTTATTGCAAAAAAAGATTACCAACGTATGTTAATGACACAACAAAGGTTCCAAGTTACAGCTAATGGATTTGTAGAGTTAAACGGTTCTATAACTGTTGAAGTAGATAGAGACACAACTATTGCTGTTGCGCCTTATGTTGTTCAGAACTATCATCCATATAGTGGTAATGGTAAGAGTAGAAAACGCCACTTATACAGAGTTAGAATGCCGGTTAAAAAAGGCTGGCATACTATACCATTACATGCTATTGCACCAGTTCAGTATTCTACAACAAGTCCAGATAATGTTCACAGATCTAATGAAGTGATGGGGGTTGTGGATATTTTAAGAACAAAAGGTGTAGCTAGAGTTAGAAACATGATTATTAACCTCACTTTCACACCATCACATGCACACACAGCAGTTCAAATTCTTAAATCTGGTGGGTATGGTAACCAAAAAGAGAAAACATTCCATCAAGTTTATCCTGATAAGCCAAGCGCATATACTAAGACAAACAAAATTATTCATAAAACTAAAAAGAAATAATAAGGAGGCTTCATAATGGATGGATTTTACAAAGAAGCAAGAATAACTACTGTCGACGAACCTTATTTAAAACCGATATCTGACGAAGGTATCGGTTTTTATAATATGGATATAAATACTGCGGTATTAACTTTTCAAGTGCGTAGAGAAATAAACGGGGAAAGTTATCCCCTAGAGATTAGCGAAGCTAATACTGAGATAACAGCTTATTTTGTTTCCGATAACGGTTCTTCGACCGGAAGGGTTAAAGTTGAATATGTTAATCCTATGAAAGGCATTATACGTTTAACTTTGGACAGTAACTTCTTAAAGGCTTCTACTGACACTCATGTGACTGGTCAAATTTATATTAAAGCAGTTGGTCGTAAAGATACAGTTGTACTTAATGAGTTTCGCTTTTACGTAAAAGATGCATTAATTAACCAAATAGATGCTGATATTAAAATCAGATATATTAGAGAGATTGACGATCTTGTTGATTTAGTAAAAGACAGAATTGATACTGTATCGGAAGAGTTAGAAAGCGTTCAAAATGCTGAAGAAGAATTCATGCATTTTGTAAATACTCAAAAGTCAGAATTTGTTAAACAAGTTAAAGATTTGCGGGAACAAATGGAAGGTTTCGCAAAACAAACCGAAACAGAGTTAACAGACTATCTAAATAATATTAACGATAAAATTTTAGAGGTCAACGAACGACTAAATTCGGCAACTGAAGGGATTATCACTGAACAAAACTTAGAAGAACATCTAATCGATTATGCTAAGAAAGAAGAAGTCGGTACAGAACTGTCTAAAAAGGCAAATGAGGACGAATTTAAGGCACTTTCAGACAGTTTAGATGAAATGATACAGAACAAAGTTAACGAGGCTATAAAGAATGCTACAGGTCAATTATCAGCACTTACAGAAGCCGAAGGTTTTGCTATTAGGTTAGATAATGTTGACTTATCTACTATGAGCAAAATTGATAAAACTGGTTTTTACTACCTTTACAACCCTACAAATTCTCCAGATCCCGATAATCAAAGTGGCTATGCTATCGTTATTGCGAGAAGTGACACATACAAAAAAGTATTGTTTATGCCTTACAACAGACACAGAATATACTCTCGTAATATGATGGGCGAAACTACAAGATGGGGTTCTTGGTATGACGCTACAAAAGGTGTAGTAATTCCCGGATCTAATCCAGTTGTTTAGGAGGTAAGTCATAATGAAGAAAAACTCAATAACTTATTCGTTAACCTTTTTAATGGTTTTAGGTTTCGGCGCTTTAATGTTTGAAAGAGGATTCTTTTGGACAAGAGAGCAAGAAACTATTATTAGAGACAGCGATTTTTACTTAGCACTACACCACGTTATGCCTATTTGGATTTGGGGCATACTAGCAATGATGTTTAGTGCTTTTATAATTGTTGCACCTTTCTTTCTACCTACACAAAAGTTAAACAACATATTTAACTACCTTATTTGTATTGGGGGTTGGGGTAACGCTTGTTTTTACTTTTTAATGACATCAGCGAGTATGTTTCATGCTATTAATTGGCTTTCTCCTTTGCAATTTTCTACTTTCACTATGATTTGTGGAATTATGGGATTCTATGGAGGTGTGGAGATTGTCGGAAAAAGAAGATAAGTACGTATTACGTACTGAATGGATACAAAACACCGGTAAGATTTATGAAAAAATCAACGAAAACGACAGAAAACACATCGAAGCTTATAGCACTCTCGATAAAAGATTAGAGAAGCAAACAGGATTACAAGAAAAACAATTCGAATCTCAAGAAAGATTAGAAAAACATTTAGAAAAAATTAGCAGCGTCATAGAAAAAGTGGGCTCAGAATTTACAGATGTAAAATATACTGTTAAATCACATGAAGCTCAATTAGAAAACATCAATAAATCAATTTCCGACAAACAAAAAGGAAATGTACAAGTTTTTGTTGCGTTAATTAGTGGTGGTTGTGCAATTATTGCAGCAGCATTCGGTTTAGCCTCCGTAATATTTTAAGCTGACACTTCGGTGTTGGCTTTTTATTTTGATTGAAGAAAGTAGGTGTGTAAATGGCTATACTACCTAAAAGCGGAAAACCAACAGCCTCGCAAGTTGTAGATTGGGCTAAATGGATGGCTAAAAATCATAAAGGTGTCGACATTGACGGTAGGTATGGGTTAAAGATAGCTCATGTAAAATAACGTGAATTGCTGGGAAACCCTTAGAACCTTAATAACTACAACGTAATCGGTAACGGTAAGCGTGATAGTTCAAAAATATTAAGGATTGGGTAATCAGCAGCGAAGCCTCTATGGTAACAGTAGAGGAACGTTCAACGACTAAGTGCTTGTAATTACAAGACAGTGCGTTAAATTTTCTTTTGTGATATAATAGTTTTGATGATTGATAAGGAGGCTACAAATGGATATTGTAGGTAAAACATTTAATCATTTAACTATTGTTGAATATGCTGGAAAAAACAAACATAAGAAAAAACTTTATAAATGCAAATGTAATAACTGTGGTAACGAAAAGGTTATGATTGGTACAGAAGTAAAAAACGGTTACTCTAAAAGTTGCGGTTGCTTAATGAAACAAAATTTAAAAAGAAAGCACGGAATGACAGGGACACCGATATACAAAAAATGGAAAACTATTAAAGGAAGATGTTTTAACCCTAATGCATCAAACTATAAGTGGTACGGAGAAAGAGGTATCACGATGTGTAAAGAATGGAAAAACGACTTCTCTAAATTTTATGAAGATGTCGGAGATATTCCGTTTGAAGGTGCAGAGCTAGATAGGATTGATAATAATGGTAATTATGAACCTAATAATGTGCGTTGGGTAGACCATAGAACTAATTCTAATAATAGAAGAAAATATCATAACAAAACAGGTTATACAGGTGTTACTTACAAACCTGAATTAAATAAATACCAAGCACAGTTATACAAAAATAAAGAATTTATTTACTTAGGTGTTTTCGAAACAGCTGAAGAAGCTTATAAAGCATATTTAAAAGCAAAAGAAAATTAAGATATAGTCTAGTCTCATGTGAAAGCATGAGGCTCTTTTTATAGAGCGATTTAACGTTATACAAGCGTATTAAGAAATTGATACAGGGAAAGGCGTTAAATTAAATACAAACGTTCAATGTTGGGATTTGCCTAACTATATATTCCAACGTTATTGGCATTTCAGAACGTGGGGCAATGCCAACGCTATGGCTAACCGTAGTCAATATCCTAATAGATCATGGAAAATTTATAGAAATACATCTAGTTTCATTCCTAAGCCTGGGGATATAGCTGTATGGACATATGGTTGGGCTGGACATACTGCAATAGTTGTTGGCCCTAGTGACAAATCACACTTTAAATGCGTGGATCAAAACTGGGTGGGATCAAACCAATGGAGTGGTTCGAGAGCAGCGTTTGTTAATCATAACTACAACGGTAATGGCGGAAACATTTATTTTGTTAGACCACCTTATAAAGCTGAGAAAAACCCTCCTAAACCAAGCGGTGGTTCTGACACTTCAAGCGCCACAACAACAGATAATAATAAAACAGTAACGATTAAGAAGAAACAAACACATATTAATTTCACTATAGATGATGGTGAACCAACTTATCCTGAATTTATCCCGCACGATATTGTTCAAGGTAAAGATAGAGGTCATAACCCTAAGAAAGTGACTATAAGAAACGCAAATACAATGTGTTCAGTTCTTGACCTATACTTTGATAGAGAAAAATATCTTACTGATAAAGAGTATCCTCACTATTTCGTAGATAGAAACCATATATGGCAGCCTAGATTAGAAATGTACGAAGTACCTAGTCACCCTAATAATATCGTTATTGAAGTGTGTCAAGATTTATCAGCAAGTAAAGATGATTTTATTGTCAACGAGATACACACAATGCTACAAGCAGTGTTCAGAATGAAATATCAAGGTATACCAGTTAAGCCATCTTCTATTGAAGTTGACACATCTAATATTTGGCGAAGCGTATACGAGCATGGAGATTGGGATATATCACTCAATGGATTGCCGCCTAAGAAAAACATAGACAAAACAATCAATGGATTACTATATCTATATAAAAACAGTAAGAAGTTACTTTCTGAAATTCCTAAAGATAAAGTTAAGACTAAAACTATTAAAGTTACAGTTCCAGCATCTAGTGTTAATAAGAATACAACTACAACAACAAACAAAAAAGGAAGCAAAGCGCCTACTGTGGTTGTTTCAAGAAGTGCTTATTCATTCAAGAGAGCGGTAGCTATCCAAATGACTAAATCCCCTCAAATAAACTACGGTAACGGGTGGTATGGTGCAAGTTACTCGGCAACACTTAACGCTATGAATTCGCTTAAGATTTGGAATAGTAAAACTCAAAAATATCAAATGCTTAATCTTGGTAAATATCAAGGTGTATCAGTTTCAGCACTTAATAAGATATTGCGCGGTAAAGGTTCTTTATCCGGTCAAGGTAAAGCAGTTGCTTATGCTTGTAAGAAGTATAACCTTAATGAAATATACTTAATTGCACATGCCTTCCTTGAGAGTGGTTATGGTACATCTTACTTCTCAAGTGGTCGTGCTGGTGTTTATAACTACTTCGGCATAGGCGCATATGACTACAACCCTAATTATGCAATTACTTACGCTAGAAATAGAGGGTGGACTACTCCCGCTAAAGGTATTATTGGTGGCGCTAAGTTTGTAAGACAAGGTTATATTAGCAAAGGTCAAAACACTTTATACCGTATGCGTTGGAACCCTCGTCATCCAGGTAATCATCAATATGCGACTGATGTACGTTGGGCACAAGTTCAAGCGACAACTATCAAAAATCTATATGACAAAATCGGTATAAAAGGTGTCTATTTCATTAGAGATAGATATAAATAGGGATAAGGCTGACAGCTCTTATCCCTAAATTTATTATTGGAGAGGTGTTTTTATGGAAACATACAAAACCGGTACAGTTAATACAATCATCAATGAAAATGGCGTTGATTTAGGCAGCATAAACGTTAATCTGTACACAATGGATAACAAGACATCTGTTATTGATATCCATATTAAGAAAAAGAACATTATTAATGAAAATCAAGAATACATCTCTGTGAATTTTAATCAGACGAAATTCGAACCTGTATTACATGTTTTTGCACAAGATGGTTCTATATTCACTAATGAGCCATTAGAAATAGTTAAAGCTGAAGAAGGCTTTGTAAGATATATTATCCCTGAATATATCACTAAACATGTAGGGCAAATGCAATGTAAATTATTCTTAGAAAATCCTGAAAATAACGATAGCACACATGTTGCTAACTTTTATTTTACTGTTAACGACAGCGGTATAACTAAAAGTGTAGGAAAAGAAATACGTGTGGAATTACTAGATGATATCGTAGAAAAAGTAATGAAAGACAATGTAGATATCTTCAAAGGACCTAAAGGAGATACTGGAGAACAAGGTCCAGCAGGACAAGACGGTAAAGATGGTAAAAATGGCATTAATGGTATCGATGGTATAAATGGTAATCCAGGTCCTCAAGGTCCACCAGGACGAGATGGAAAAGATGGAGTTGACGGACAAGATGGTTCAGACGGAAAGTCATTTGACTTTGAAAGTCTTACAGAAGAACAAAAAGCTGAAATTACACCTAAACTACCTGACTTTAGTAATTGGCAACAATATCAATTTACTAATAGTGACGGAACTAGAAAATGGCTTGGCACTTTGGCTCAACCTATAGAAACACTTGAACCTGGATTATATGAATGCTCTATACCAAGCGACTATAAATCTGTAAATGCCCCTGCTGATCCAAATGGTGCGGGGTATATTGCTGAAATAAATGTTACAAATGGGCAGAGTGGAAGAAAGCAAGTCATTCTTAACCAAAGTTATCATAACATGCTATGGTCAAAAACCATTCATACCAACAACAATGACAGAGGTTGGGTTTTATTAAACGGTGGTAATGAAAATAATCAAAAATATAAATTAACTGAAGAAAATGGTAAAAGTTTAACGGTTGATTTAAATAATGATATAAAAAAACTACAAGACCTAGCACCAGGAATGTATTATTTAACTAATGTTCCTAAACTACCAATTGGAGTAAATAACGAAGGTAATGCTATATCGGTTCATAAAAACGAAAATAGTTTCTCACCTAAACGACAAATACTTTATATGCCATTCGATACTGGCGATATTTATATTGCAAACAATTATATGAATTTTACCGGTTGGAAAAAAGTAGGTGTTGCTATAGAAGATACTGGTTGGGTACCTTTGCCGTTATTAAACGGTGCTGAAGCATATGCATATAGCGATTCTTATTTACCAGTTTCTTATAGAGTTAGGAAAACAGGAGATAACAAAACAGTTCAAATTATAGGAAATATCAAAAAGTTATATACTGGTTCGGTTTTCGCTCAACTACCTTTAAATATAGCTCCTATTAAGAATGTTGAATTTAAATTAAACCAAAGAATAGGCACTAGCAATGCTGTAGCATATTTGGCAAGTGACGGAACAATGAAAGTCGTAGGTACTGTTGAAGCAGATAGCACTTATATGATTAATCTCACATACATGGTTTAGGAGGCATTTAGATGATACAAATTTTTAGAAAATCTGATGGGAAACCTTTCCTTATAGATGAAAGTAAAGAAGGTTACGACAAAGACTTATACACTGAAATTATGCCACCAAGTAGTTTGTATTGGCCGGTTAAATTTGACGGTGGCGAATGGGTTGGAACACCTTATGAAGAATGGAAAAGACAACAAGTAGAAGTCGAAACACCTAAGCAAGACACAGAAATTCATAAAGATCAAATTATAGCAGAATTATCTCTTGAATTAATCAGAACACAAGAAGAATTAAGCGATGTAAGAAAAGATATATCTGATTTAACTATACAATTGTTAGGAGGAACTACTAATGCATGATATCGGAGTTAAATATTATAAAATGGGATATTACACAAACGAACAGTTTGCTTTATTTGTTAAAAGAGGATTTGTAACGCCAGAAGAATATTTCGGATTAACTGGTGTTGAATACGATCCTGAAAAAGCACATGCATAAATAATCCGCCGGACTTCGTGTCCGGTCTTTTTATTGGAGGTAAAACATGTTAATAAATGTACTTAATTTAAATGACTCACAAGACGGCAATCGCATTAAACAAGGTGACTTATCGCACATGCGATACATCTTGTCTGACACTAACAACGATGATTTAAAACTAGATGGATTACCTGCAAAAGTTTTTCTCACTGACAGTACAGGTGTCAAATATATCTACGACACTACAGTTAGGCAATATGACAATGCCTATGTGTGCGATGTTGTAATCAATCAGATTATTCCTGCAAACACGTATTCATTAGAAATATGGGTGGATAACAAGTATGTATTCCCGTCTGACAATAAAGCGAAAATTCAAGTGACAGAGAGTGTGATTGGTAGACAATTAATCAACACACAAAACCATGATTTATGGCAAGAAATGATTGAATACGGTGTAAAAAACGGATTAATTAAGAATCAAACTGAAAGCGAAGAAAATTTTGTCATTGGAGAAAACGCACCGACTGACACAACTAAAATTTGGATTGACACTACTGGAGGTAATGAATAATGAAAGCTATACCTAAAATTTTCGACAAGGAAAAAGGGCAATGGATTGAACTAATGGCTAAACCTATCGCCGAAGAAGTAGTTAAGATAATGAAAGAGGATTGGTTATCTAATAAGAAAACAATTGACTATTGGTTATTACAATATACAGAGGGTGTAGTTGAGCCTATACAAGTTGCTATATTTACTGACGGCAATGAAGTCGATGAAATCTTAAAAAGTAACTTAGAATGGATGTTTAATGGTTATGTATCTAATCTAGAAAACAAAAAGCTCTTTAATTTACAAGATTTTATAAACTATTGTTACAGCACTAAAACAGAGTTGCCTAAACAGTTCAAAGTCAACGCTATTGTAAAATTCGATAGTTTAGACGAACCTATTAAATTACAAGAGATAGATAATATCACGACTAATCCTGATGTTTTAGGCATATTAGATGAAACTTCTGAAGGATCTATAGAGGTTAAATATATCTATAATGATCATTCTATCGAAGATAAAAAGTTAATAAAAGAGAATAAATAAAATCGAGTCAACGCAATGCGTTGGCTTTTTAATTTATCTAAAAGGAGATATGAGTATGAAAACAGATGTAGGTTCAATTGTAAGAACAATCGTATTTATTTTAGCTTGGGTTAACCAATTTTTAGCTACTAAAAACATTTCGCCTATTCCAGTAGATGAAGTGACTATCAGCTCTATTATCACTGGCGCAGTGTCTTTATGGACTTGGTGGAAAAATAATAATTTCTCTCACGCAGCACAAAAAGGGCAACAAAAATTGCATGAAGTTAAAGCAGGTACAGACTCAACGGGTGCTGCGCCTAGAATGAATGGAGATGATTTCTAATGGTATCTGTTAGAACATACAAACAAGCTATAAGTTATCTAAAAAGTTTAGAGGGGAAAGCAGTAAATCCTGATGGTGCTTATGGATATCAATGTTTCGATGTAGCCAACCAATATTGGTTATACCTATTCGGTCATACTTTAAAAGGTGTAGGTGCTGCGGATATTCCAACATGGAACAATTTTACTGGTGAAGCTACTGTTTATGAAAATACATTATCATTCTTAGCTAAGCCCGGAGATGTTGTAATATTCAATAGAAATTATGGTGGGGGTTACGGTCACGTAGGTATCGTCATCTCTGCCACTTCTAACTCTATAACGATACTTGAGCAAAATTGGGTTGGTGGTGCTTATTGGACGCCTCCAGAAGTAACAACGAGACGCACACATGGTTACGACTTTCCTATGTGGTTTATTAGACCATTCTACGCTAAAGAAACGACTAAGAACAAAGTTAAAAGCAAAGCTAAACCAGTTAAGAAAGCGAAAACTAAGAAAGGTAAGAAAATCTTGCTTGTTGCAGGTCACGGTAAAGGTGCTTATTCAAATGATCCTGGTGCCGTAGCAAACGGATATAATGAACGTGACTTCAATAGAAAAGAAATCATACCTAGAATAAAGAAATATCTTGAGAGTGTAGGTAATAAAGTTGTTTTATACGGTGGCAAATCAATGAATCAAGACTTGTATCAAGATACGTTATATGGACAACGTGTAGGTAACTATTCAGATTATGGTTTATATTGGGTTAAAAAGAATGTTAAGCCTGATGTCATTGTAGAATTCCATTTAGACGCTGCAAGCCCTCAAGCAAGTGGTGGTCATGTCATTGTAAGTGACAGGTATCCTGCAGATGATATAGACAAAGCGTTATCTAGCGCACTAGGTAAGACGGTTGGTAAAATTAGAGGTGTAACACCTAGAAACGATTTATTAAATGCTAACGTTACAGGCCAACTCAATTTAAATTACAGATTGATTGAGTTAGGTTTTATCACTAGTAAAAAAGACATGGATTATATCACTAAGAACATCAACAGTTTTACTAAACGACTTGCAGAGGCTATCAACGGTAGACAAATCAATGCGCCTAAGAGTAAGCCGTCTAAAATTAAAACAACGTGGAACTGGGGAGGTAAATTCACTGCTAACAGTACTATTAAAGTACGTAAGTCAACTGGACTTAAAGGGATTGTAGTTGAAAGTGGTTCGTGGTTATACAAGGGGAATTATGTTCCTTTCGACCAAGTAATCAAAAAAGATGGGTACTGGTGGATTAGATTTAAATATGTTCAGCCAGGCTCAAGTAATAAACATTTCTATTGTGCCGTTTGTAAAATCACAGACAAACAGCAAAAAATTAAAAATGAAAAATACTGGGGTAAAATAGACTGGAAATGA